CAAAAGCCATTATCCCGATATCAGGAAATGTATCAATGAATTGGAAAAATATTCAAAATCAGGGATTCTCTCCATTGAGACGAAAAAAGACACCAATCAGGTGATGGATTTGATTTACACCAATCTCAAATCGGGAGATACCCTGAAAACACGCAAATTTCTGATTGAGAACGAGGAATTGTTCGATTCCGATCACGAATCCCTTCTGAAAGACCTGTTGAACTATTTTTATGATTTATCCTTGGATGATACCACAAAAAAACAGGCTATCCTTATCATTGCGGAGAACCTGTTTAAGATGATATCCGTTACGGACAGGGAGATTTGTGGTATTGCTTGCTTGTTACAGCTTGAGGAATTGTTTTAGCGTTCCCAAAACATCTTGTCCAAATCCTCTTCCTGTTCGGGAGCGGCATATTTTGCAAATGGGTCTTTTCTCACCTTACTTTTACGGGGATTAGTGTTTGGTTGTGTTTTTTTCTTCCTACTAATAGCTTTTCTGTAAGAGTATTCCACGGGATTTTCCGGCTCATCCTCTTCTGGCTCCGGTGTTTGTTGTTTTGGAAGTGGTGGGGGTGTTGCGCCAGATTGTTGGGGTAAAGGAGGAGGTGTTGCGCCAGATTGTTGTGGTAAAGGAGGAGGTGTTGCACCGCTCACGCTTTTCTTGAGTTGTCCAAGAGCAGCATTGATACCAGACACGATTTCAATGTTACCAATGTCCAGACCAAGCTTTTTAATATCATTTTTGATATCGGCAACAAATGAGTCAATACGTTTGTCAATATTCTTCTGAAGATACTGGACTTTGGCATTGTGACCAGAGACGCTTCCTTCTCGCTCACTTTTTTGACCTTGTTGCGTGTATTTATCCCCTTTACGAGAAATCTTATCGCTTTCAAGCCAATCTCCAGCCTTACTCAAGCCACTGCCAGCAGCTTGTTGAAAGCCACCTTTGATTTGTTGCCCCACTCCTTTGACGGAACCCAAAGCTTCGGCTCCCCGTGCCTTGAGACGATCCATCCACCCTTCTTCAAGGAGTTCTTCCAGATTGCGCTGATCTTTGTTATTATATTGTGCCATGATGTTATTTATTATTTGATTGTTATTTTTAAACAAACTCGTTATCAAGAAAATCCTTAAACTCTGAAATTTTGTTATAGAACTCTTTAAAAGAACCATACCTCACATCTTCTATAGCTTTTTTAAGTTCTGGTAATCTATCATAAAGCAAATTCAATCTGTTTTTTGTTGGGGGTTGTGTGTTCGGATCACGCCGAGGAACCTCCCCTAAAGATTTTTCTGGAGGCATATTTCTCAGGGGAACCTCCCCCAAAGATTCCATATACAAATCAGCCAATTCCTTGGTGGATTCCCAAGCCTTGGATTCTCCCGCCAATTTCAGATCGGTGGGGGTATTCTTACCATTTCCCTTGTCAGTGACATTGGTGATGATCTTTGGATCAATTTTTAAGGGTTTGGGCTTGATGATGACAGTATCCTTGCGCTTGAATTGATCGGGAACCGGAACTCCTGCGCTCACATCCACCATATCAACCATGGCGGGACAGACAACCACTCTACCATAAGTTCTACCACCACCATGATCAGCAGCAATGGTGAGAACGATCTGGGATGCTGGTTTGAATTGATTTCCAATGGAATATCCTGATTGTTTGTCTCCAACCTGAACGACTTTGATGTTCAATCCGCAAGTCGCCAATTCATCCACTTCTTTCCTGAGAGTGAATGGCATATACTTGTAAGTTTCCGTGTTTTTATATCCATCCCTAAATTTTATGATATCGCCGGGAAGATAACCCCCCACTTCGGAACGACTCACAACAGCTTCATAGATAGCATCAAATTTCTTGCCCATAGGATTATTTAGTCATTTGTTCTAAATAATAGTATGAACTTTGATGATTTATATAATTTGGCGCTGGAAGCAAAGGGAACTCGCGGGGGAGATGCGTATTTTAGGGCGCAACGAAATATAGGACCACAGAATATCAGTGGGCAACAAGCTGGTATTACAGCCGATGGGGGAGTTGCTGGAGCATCAACTTCCTCTGGTTATTCGTCCAGTCCTGTTGGCAAAGTTGACAATTTTGAAAAGCAAAAACCAATAGATCAGATGAAAAAATATCTTTATGACACCTCCAAAGGTGTTAGTCAACAGGATACCTATGAATTGAAAGCTGCGCGAGATAGAGAAATGGCTAATGCTTTTGCAATCCTATTCAATTCCAAAACATTCTTTGAAGATTTTAAAAAAATATACAGCGGTGAAAAGAAAGAAGATATAGATGGTAAAATTAAACTGGTAGGAGGATTAAGAATAGATACTATAAATGATGATAATGAAAAAGAGTGGAATAATGCTCTCGTCTCTCAACAAAAAAGAGCGGGACAAGCTTCGGATGCGAGAGACGAAGTGAATAGACTCAAAGAAATTCTTGATAGTTCTTTATATGGTAGTGATAGAATCGATCAAATCAAATCCTTTATCCAAAGAAAAAAAACCGAAAAAAAGAATACTAGGATTAAAGAAAAAAAGGAAACCCTAAGCGGTCAAATCCAGCAAGCGGAGATAGAATTATCTATTCTTTTACAAGATGTTAAAAAATTATCTTCCGTTCAAAGTAAATTAGAAGATGCTGAAAAAAAATTGATAAATGCTATAAAGGCTTCAAACGCTGCGGATGAACGATTTGAAGAAATAAATTCAAAAATAGAAACAAAAACATCCAACAATATGAAATCCAATGATACTGTATTGGCGAAGGTGAAAAGTTTAATCAACAACAAAGCAGCAGGGATATTGGATATGTTAAAAATAGAGCATGGAATATCAGATAGTGAAATACCCACCGGGGTTGATTTTTTAAATGTTAATAAAACAGATTTTCTTTATAAATTGGGATTATTGAAAAAATTAACAACTGATGATAATCCCATATTTTCATTTATTGATTATCATGTAAATCGATTCGATAGAGGATTGGAAAATTTTGATCCCCGCACATTGAATCGCAACATAAACATTGGAGTGATGCGGAGAGTCGGAGAACTTCCAGCACAATCATTACAAAAATTCTTCAATTCCATTGCGGGTCGAGGTATGGAAAGAAAAACCATTCCTTTGGAGAATTTGGATGTTGATCCCCGTTATATGGCAATGGAAGAGTTCATCAAGAAATTGGAAGAAATCAAGTCAAAGGATCAATGGAATGCCGCCATCCCAGAATTAAAGAAACTTGTCAAGAATTTACCATTTAATAAAACATCCAAGGATATTATCAATTCACGACTCAAGGGATTTTGGTCTATAACCAGAAGTGGTGCTAACAGTGCAACGCAATTGTTGTCCACCGTGCAAGGAATGAGAGATGAAGGAACGGTGAACGAATCCTTTGATGAATTGGCAAACAAATACGCATCATCTTTCAATGTTGATATCAACGACTTCATGATTGATCTTCAGGAAGTTGCCGTGTTCTTAGAAAAATCCAAGAAATGCACCAAAGTTACTCAAAAAGCATCCAGTGATCGTAAGGGTAAAAAATATACTAAATGTGTAAAAGACCCCGATGGTTCGGGTTATAAAAGAATCCATTTTGGACAAAAAGGTGTGAAAGCAACTGGTGATAGTGGAAACACTGATAGAAAGAAAGCATTTCGAGCAAGACATGGTTGCGATAAAGCGAAACCCGGAACCCCCAAAGCCGAAAGCTGCAAGAATTGGTAAATGAACATCAAAATCAAATCACTTCAAGCATCCAAGATTGATGAAGTATCCCTGAAAAACGATTATCTCTACAAGGATGTGTCGTTTGATCTGGAACCTTCGTATTCTTTCAACAACCAACTCAATCGCAAAGAGCAACTGAAGGATATTCAGGCTATTTTCGATGTGGAAGCCATCAAGACAAGCATTTCCAATGCTTTCCTTACATCTCCCGGTCAAAAGATACTCAATCCAACCTTTGGCATTGATCTGAGACGCTATCTGTTTGAACCAGTGGATGAATTCACAGCGGAAGACATTCAGGATGACATTGAACGGAAATTACCCCGTTCGGAACCACGCATTGTCGTGAGAAACGTGAGTGTTGTGGGTAATGAGGACGCGCAGGAATATGATGTGTCTCTGCAAATTGATGTTCCATCTCTGGGTGTCAAGGGGCTTTCCCTGAAATCGAAGCTGAATTCCACGGGTTATTCAATTATTTAAAAGAGACTTGACATTATCTTTTGATAATATTTATCAAAATGGATAGATTCATTATAATTTGAAGTATCTTCAATATCATCATAGCTTGATTCAATATTAATAATATTTCCATTCGTATCATACTTTATGTATAAAACATCATCTGGATTCCCCCCAAAAACATCTCTTACAATATTTTGATATGTCACTAATGCACCGTTTTCATCAAAAACCAAGTCATAAATAGACCTTTCATAATCATTAGATGTTTCAAACTTTAATTTTTTATTAGATAATCTATCATCTTTGAAAAATTTTGAACTTCCAACTTTTTCCATATACTCCAATGCCAATCTTTCATCATCTGAAAAATCAAATATATTTTCCTTATATTTATAATCATCAATTAAATGTTGTCTGGAAAGATTTCTTGTTTTTTTATACCGTTCAATTTCATTAGGTTTAAGATTAAATGCTTGATGTTTTGTTAAATTTGGACCTATGCTCAAAAATTCATTTCTCAAAGTAGAATCTAAAGCGTTCCATATTTGATCACTTAAATCAACAACACTTTTAAGAGCTTGTGCTTTTTGTTCATAAGAGAATTTATTAAAATTTTCTAATCTTGGATTTTTAGAAAAATTCTTTAACACTTTTATAAATTCACTCTCTTCATCATCCAACTTTTTATTAACTAATAATTTTTCATATTTCTTTAATTCTGGATATTTACCCACCACCTCATCCCACCCACCATTCACCTTTTTAGTATCATTATCGGCAAAAGTCCATTCATACCCATGCTTGGTATGATCCAACACCATAATATGGTCAACCGCACTCTTCGGTTTCTTCTTGAAATATATGAAATAGAATGTAGATTCTTTACCCAAACGATAGTTAGAGAACATATTACCTCCAACCTGTCTTGAGATACAGAAAGAATAACCCTTTCCATATAACACGCACTTGTCTTGGGAATCTCCCCGATAGATGGTCACGTTCTCATCATCGGCTATGATATCATCCTGATTGGCAACAACATCTTGGGTTGGTGCTTTTTTCCTTTTAAATTCAGCCTTACCCTTTGCAGCATGGATCGCTTCCGTGAACTCTATCCACGATTTATATTGGAAAGGGTCTTTCTTTTGTAAAGCGTTCTTATACTTTTCAAAATCCTGAACCTCTCTACGGATTTCTTGTTCCGTGGCATCGTTTTGGAATTTCTTCACAATGTTACGGATCGCTCCTTCCGAGAACTCCAACATCAATTCACGATACAGCTTATCAAATTCCATATGATTATTTAATATCATCCTCCTAAATAATAACAATGAATGATTCTCTTGAGTATAACCTGCCCAAAAACGCCTATATCAACTTTGATGCGTTGTCCCTGAAAGATTTCATCATTCAACGGTTGAATGAGAATCCCAAATTCACGGATCAGAATTACGAGGGGAGTAATCTGGCTTCTTTCATCGACATTATCGCTTACAGCTACCACACCCTGCTTTTCTATTTGAACCAGACGGGATCGGAAGCCCTTTTCTCCCAGACATCGCTCTATGAAAACATGAACAAGATTGTGAACCTTGTGGGTTACAATCCTACGGGCAAGCAAACGTCCCTTGTTCCCGTTACTTGCACCGCCAGTGCCTCTCTAGCAGCGGGGAACTACACTCTCCGCAAGTATTCCTATTTCCTTGTCAATAACATCCAATACACCGTCCTGAACGATTTCTCCTTTGAGAAAACCACAAGCGGATCGGAGAAAATTGATTCCATTGAAAATAATCTCATTCTGTATCAGGGAACCGTTCAGGAATACCCCATCTACACAGCGGAAGGTAAGGAATTTGAAACGTTCCCTGTTGTTGTGGATAATCTGGTGGATGAGAACGATGACCGTTTCATTGCCCATGGAACTCTCAGTGTTTATGTGAAAGAAATCGGAGATGCCACTTGGTATGAATGGGAAGAGATTGACAATCTGTTCCTCACTCCCGATTCCGATAGATATTACAGCGTTCGTCTCAATGAGAATGGTCATTATGAAATCAAGTTCGGTAATGATGTGTTTGGTAAGAAACTTGCCGAAGGTGATCAGGTTGCCGTTTATTATATCCTGAGTGATAATAACAAGGGTATTATCAGCAAGAACGTCATCAATGGTAACAAATTGTTCAATTTCAACACTTCCCAATTCACGGCAATCTACAATGATGTGATTACCGTCGATCCTTCATCCATAATTGACCTGACAAACAATGCTACCCTGAATTTCTCCAATACTGCCAATTCCACGGCAATCTCCGATGGGGAGACAGTGGATCAGATTCGCCAGAATGTTCCCAAGTATCTCAGTTCCCAGCTTAGGCTTGTGACTGAGGTGGATTATGATACATATCTCACCAAAAACCTTTCCAATGTTCTCCAATCGGTGGAAGTGGTGAATAACAAGCGATTCATTGGGGAATATATTGATTATTTTTATCGTATCTGCGTTGACCCCAACAAATCGAACAGGGTTATACTAAATCAGGTGAATTTTGCGGATTCTTGTGACTTCAACAATGTGAATATCTTCGTGGTTCCCAAATTCGTGGTTCAAACGGATGCGGAGTATCCCCCATTCCTTTCAAACAGCCTGAAAAACCTAATCATCGACTCCACTTCCGATAAAAAGATGCTTAGTCATGAAGTTGTTCCCCGTGATCCGATCTACACGGCATTTGATATTGGATATTCGGCTCAAGCTGCTGATAAGGATGTGTATTTGACATCCAAGCTGGAAATCGTTCGCACATCCAATTCCAAGATCAACAAGGAAAACCTGAAAAAGAGAATTATTAATATTATTCTGGATTTCTTCAATCCTCTCAACAATTCTCTGGGACAAAGACTTGATCTATCAGACCTGACATCCACAATTCTTGGATTGGAAGGTGTTGACAAGATCAGAACCCGCAACGGAAACGAGATTTTCAACGGAATCTCCTTCATAAGCTGGAATCCTGTCTATGAGGGGGTTGATGAGGAATTTGTGAACCAAACCACAACACTTCCATTTTTCAAGTTCCCATATTTTTATAGACCACAAACAATCGGAGATAGAATCCTAATCACGGATAGCGAATAATGAGCATTTTTAGCGATATTGAATTTGATGTTCTGGATTGGAAGAACGAAAATGTATTGAGTTCCTATGCTTTGGAACAGACACCGCTTCGGTTCATTCCCGATCTGGATGATTTCAGCTATGTTCGGGTCTTATGGGACTTTGGAGATGGTACGATTTCCTCTTCTCTGACTGCTCAGAAGTATTGGGAAAATCCGGGTAAATATGTCGTCAATTTCACCCTCTATGATTGCTATTCCAATGCTGTGATTTCCACAGAATACAAGATCATCCACATCATTGATTATCTCAAGCACACGTTCACCGTAGATTTTGATAGTCCCACCTATTATGATAATATTTCATGGAAATTGGGGCAAATTAGTGATCCTATCACAATACGAGCATATTATCCCCCCACCATTCCCATCACAAGCCTATTCTATCGTATCAGTGGCAGCAACAGCGATTATTACTTCGATGATGTGGATAAATTCCGTCATTTGGATAAGACCTATGCTTTCCACGAGAAAATTTATAATAATTATCTCTCAAGCTACCAATATCAGGAGATTGATCGCATTACCACTGAAAATACTTCCGTCTATGCCAAGATATCGGGAACCAATCTGATAAATGCCACGGAAAGCGACAACAATTCATTTTTTGTGGGGGTATCGGGAACCAAGGATATCCATTTCAAGGATGATTCCATCAACCGAATCAACATTGACCTGTTTTTCGATAGAAGTGTGGAATATCTCAACAATCGGAATAATGCCAAGATTTCTCTATCGGCTCTTATCGTGGATAATGATGAAGTTGAAGATTTGTCCATCACCAGCAATGGTCTGGATGGGGAATTCTATGAGATTGATTCTTTCAACATTGATGGGAGAAAATTTGCTCAAGTTGATATCCCATTTGTAGTCAAGATCAAGGATTCGGAGAATTTCAGCGTCAAGAACTTCCCCTTGCTTTCCGCTTCTGATGTCAATGTTATAGTATTGTCAAGCGGCGATGTTATGAATTCTTCCTATTATGAATTGGAAGATGTGGGAGCTTATTACGGTTCGGCCAGAGGTAAGGTGAAATTCAACATCGATAGTGTTGTTCATTATGTCCAGTTGAGTGCTTCCCTCACTACCACTAACGATCAGGGAACTTCTTATTCCTTGGCTGGTGTCACCGATTATTTCGACGTATATCCTAAAAATTATATTTCCATTGAAAAGAGAAATGAAGATTTTGATGCCCAAGAGACATTTAAGGGTTTGAGATTCCAAGAATTCCTTTTGGATAAGACGGTATTGTTTGATGATTTTATGGGATCGGCGTTTGGAACACTTAGTTCTTCTTATGACACCCTTGGTAAGAAAATCTATGAAAAGATCACCAATTTCGTGGAAAACACCCAAGATGTGGATAGAGGAGAAATATTCTCCCTGATTTCCCAAATGAAAATGACGGGAGTTGACAATGATGTGTTTGAATCCAACCTTTTCACATATCCTGAGAAAATCAAGCGTATTCTGGACTTGGGATCAATCAGCAAGAACAAGTTGATTGGATATAATAACAAATTTAAGGAGAATTTTGATATCAAGGGATTCTCCTCCAAAGAAATCTTTGGAACCAATCTGGGGGATGAGATAAACACTGATACCTACATCATATCAGCGGGAACTCCCATTGTAGCCCTCGAAAAATTCTCCAACCGCTATGTGTTGTTAAACACCGAGCAACCCACGGAATCAACCGGACTGAGTGCTTACATGCTATCTGGATACAATGCAAATTGGGGTTGGCCTTTGGTTCTTCCCGATACATACCAATATTCTGATCTGGAGAAGTATTATCTGTTCTTTGAATATCAATCAGGATATGAAAACACCCTCGTTGACAATAGCATTGTGTATGATTACACCCTCTATGATAACCTTTCATCCAAACATGTTCTGAGGGATGAGAATGGTGATCCAATTCTCACTGAAACATCGGAACCGATCTTTGAGGAATTTGATTTTGATTATAACTCGGAAATGATGAACATTTCTTTGCGGGATACTCTTTATCAGTCTTTATCATTATTCCATTCGGCTTAAATAAGATAAATGACTCTAACATCATTAGGTTATCCGAACATTCCCAAGTCCATCACCAATCCAAATGTGATGGTTCGTGATGCTCTGGATGCGAATACTCCCCTTTCTTTCCTACAATTCATCAAAACGATGGATGCGTCGTTCAATCCTTCCAAGAATCAGGATTATTACACAGCATATCTCAAGGTATGGAATTTTGTAAAGAATACCAAGACTGTTGATGCTAATTCCGTAATCATTGAGCGTTATCGGGAATTCATTCAGGATGTCAATCTGGAATACACCACTTTGGAGGAACAGAAATTCCTTTCCAAGCTAGATTTCAATGATCCGCTTGACCTTGATATTGCCATTCCGTTTTATTCCCGTAAATTGATTGAAATTTCGGAATATTACAATAAAAAACGGGAAGAAGCCAAATTTCAGATCACCAAGAAGCGAATTTCAGGAACAAATTTTGGATTGACCAAGGATATCAAGGATATCACCATAAATTATCTGGAAAATATTGATAACAGAAAGATCAATTATGACTTTTCCAATCTGAAAAACAATTTGGAAGTTGAAATTGAAGAATTGTATGAAACATATCCTGAATACTTCAATCAGACTCCCAATGATCAGATATATGACAACAAGGATTTGGATTATGGGTTGGATATTTTCCTCAAAACCAATGCGGAACTCATTCCTGAAATCTTCGCGGGTGTATCCGCTCCCCTGATAGAACTGAAAGAAGGGGATTCCTTATTGGATAATAAAAGAAAATTGACGGAAAAATATATTTCCTCCAATTATTATTATCTTTCCACGGGTTCCACTGTATATGATTTTATTTCTGGTAAGATGTTGGACGCTGATAATCCGGCAGCTTCTTTTTTCAATACCAAATACCCCACAACAGCCTCCACGCAGAGAAAAGAGTTCAAAACACCCATGGAAATGGGGTTCTTTCGCCCCCACAAGCTATCCATTATTTTAATTGATGGGGAAAGACCTTCATATTCCTTCAATTTTAATAATTTGGAACCAAATACCATCTATTATTTTCCTGATCCTGATATCAGAGGTAATAATGATGGTGTTCTCACGTTTGTGAACAACGATTTGTTCCTGAAACGCAATGATTCTTCGGGAAAAGCCAAAAATCAACCGATTAGTAATAAAAGCGATTCCCAATATTACGGTTATATATCCCAAACGGAGACGACACCTTCCAAATATCTGGATAAGGTGTTTGAATCGGGTTACATTCAGGATGCCAAGGAGGATATCTATAACAATCTCTATGGTTTGTTTAAAAATGATGGAAGCTTCAAGCAAACCATCAAGGTAATTCCCGAAACGGAAAAACAATATATCATTCTGGATGGTCACACATTTTACGATTTCAAATATGGGGAAGGATATGCCTTCGATTATTCAACAGTTGATGATTCCACCTTCCCATACACCACAAGATCGGGGTTATCCTCATACACTGGAGGTTTCACCACGGATTTCTCCCGTCATTATATCCTCTTTGGTGGTAAATTCACTGATGAGTTCGTATATCCTCCCGATTTTTATCCAAGTTGTCAAATTCTGGAAGGTTATAATGTTTTCCGCAATGGAGTTCCCGCGACCGATACCATTTCATCTGATTTGAGTGGCTATCCTCTCAGTGGCACTTACTATTACTCCCGTTTGATCGAAGGGGGTGTTCATGACTCGTCCCCCCTGCAAAGAGCCTTGGTTGATCCTTCGTATCCAACCCTGACTGCAAACGCTACCCAAGAAATTGTTCCCGATGAAACAACGACTTTCATGATTGATGGTGGTAAAGTAACAAATTCGCTATGTGATATACAATTCCAGCTTCCATCCATCTACTACGATCCTACAGTGCTGCAAACCAGCGTTTACAATCTTTCATCTTCCCCCACTGAGAATTATTTCACAAGATTGTCATCTACTGGCACCATGTATGTTAGAAATGCATACACCAAAGAAGTGAAACCACTCCAAACAACATTCGGTTATCTCTCAACAACCTTGTTGAGTTCCGTTTACAATGAATTGTCAGGTGTTTTATCGTTTGAAGTGGTGGGTGACACCATGTTTATCCAAACCGATAACAATCTAATCGTCCAAAAAATCCTTTTCGAGAACGGGGAATTTGTAAATCCCAAAGAATCTACATATGTCACATCGTTCAACGATAATCCTTACCAAAAGATATCCAAGAGATATAAGAAAAAAGATAAGGTGTATTACGCAAGATTGGATGTTGAGACTTATCCAGTGGTGGGTAACGATTTCAAAATATATCCAACAATTTATGAAATTGATACTACCAAACATATTAGAAAAATTCATTTAGTGGGAGGTTTGACCAACTTCTATGCTGTGTCGGGAGGATCGGAAGCATACATCAAGGCGGAAGAACCCATGTTCACCTATGATAATCGCTCCGATCAATATAATATATCATTCCTCATGAAAACCGTGGACAATCAATTCATCATTCAGGAATTCGATTTCAAATTGAATCCGTTCTCCATGATTAACCATAAGCAAATCAAACAACGATGAACACCAAATTCCTATCCTTGTCTTCAACAAACACCAATCAAACCACCACCTATTCAACAATAGGTGTGGTTGATCATACCTTGTTGACATTATCGTTATCGGGAGCCACTGAACGAATTTTTCCCACACACCTAACCATTGATTGGGGAGATAATGTGGAAGATTTCTTTGAAAATGATATACTACAGAATCAAAACATTGCATCCAACGTGTTTTCATCTCTTCTGATGACCACCTACACACACGAATACTTCCCATCTGCCATCTCCACAAGCCAAACACTGACAGCGACGGTTTCCTTATATTATACCAATACTGATATATCAACTTTTACATTACCTTTATCCATCACCAACTATGATTATGCGACATCAGTGAGAGATGTTAAGCTTGTAAATACAGATTATTTACAGAGCGGTTCAAAGATTCATCAGTTGGTGACTGATGAAGGTGGTTATCTATTGGAATTACTCATTAAATAATCTTGTGGCTATTTTGTTTGATAAATTATCATCCTGTGAATCTGTTCCCCTTTCCTCAAATTTGGAGGATGTAAGGTTTCAGAATTTTTCAAGATATTATCAAGGAGATTATACTCTGACGTTTTACAACGCTCTTTCGGGTATCGTTGATGTCAAAAATAAGAATTATACCAATTTCTTACTGACTAGAAACACCAAAGTATCGAACATTCTCGAAAAGGAAGATCAAATTCTGAAATCCGATTCGTTGTTGACCAATCTGAACTTTGGGGGTAATTTTTTGGCGTTTCAAAATGCTGATAATAGACAATTGGGATTATTGGGTATTTACAATGAGAGTGAATACTATGGCAATTATAATTTCACAACCAACGGTGATACTTTGTCAACCAATTTCGTCATCACACTAAAATCTGATAATGTCTGCGATATTTACCAATATTACGATTACAAAAAGTATTATTTGACTAGAAATGCTAATGATGAATTAAATTTTTACACTCAAAATCTGGGATTAACTGCATCTAATTTCAAATACATATATTCTCGCCCAAATAAGGCAATATTTCTATTTCAAACCTTATCAGGGATTACTCATTTTGTCAGAAAAACCGGAAACCTCCTCACACTATCCCCATCTACATCCGCAAATAAAGCGAGTGTGTATGCCAATCCCATTTATCTG